TACGGTCCATTAGAGGCTGGTGGAGAAGCTACTTCGGTAGTGTCTTGGAAGGCCAGCGTTGACATCCATGATGTGGATACTCGTGATGGAGACATTCGAGCGAAGCTGATTGAACTACTAAACTAACACTATGAGGCCCCACTGAGCCAGCCTGGCAAATCAGTGAACATGGGGGTACTTCATGGGTGAGCGCTGACTTTTGCAAAGTCGGACGGCGGGTTCGATTCCCGATACCTCCACTAAAGGAGATTAATATGAGCGAAGTACTTATACTTCAGTATATTGAATACGTTGACGATGTAGAAGAACAAAATGAAATCATTGGGGTTTACTCTGATTTTGAAAAGGTTCAAGACGCCATTGTCTCAACTGTTGGAGAGGGGCAGTATTCTCTATATAGAATGAGAGCTATGGAGTGGGACGAAGATGGTAATAGGGTGGCAGAGTTCGTTAAGGCAGATAGAAGAGTCTGCAAAGTGTTTTGGGCATCCGAAATGAAGATAGACCAGAAACCGAGTATAAAAATATGACAGATAAATTGGATAGGGTTTATACTTACGAGCAAGAACTTGACACGCTTTTAAGTAAAGTTAATGATGCTCCATGTATGACAGCAGACGAAAAAGGGATTCTTCATGGACGTATTTCACTAGCTATTAGCATGATGAAAGAAGATGGCGTAGAAGTTCCTGAAAAAATGTATAATTGGATTGACTACTTGAATGGAGTTTAAGAATAGGTCGCTCCTCCTGGGAGAGGCTTTCGGTTCCAACCCGAAAAGACGGGGTTCGACTCCTCGGCGGCCTGCTTTGCCTCGCGCGGCAATTGTCCTAAGCAAGACACTAAACTACTAGGTGAAGACCAATACCTGTCGAGAGTAATTAACTCGACGAAGAGATAACCTATACTATAGTGTAATTGGAAACATACTTGGCCGAAAACCAGGAGATGCCAGTTCGAGTCAGGCTAGTAAAGTTTCTCAGGTCTTATGGGTTGCAGATGTTATTGGTTGCATACACGGCTCTTAACCGTTGAAGTCGGAGTTCGAATCTCCGGCAACCCACTTACTTTAATTAAAGGAAAAACTATGTATTGGTTACTAAATCTATTGATGCCTGTTTGTGGAGAATGTAGGTCTTTGAAGATGGTTGATATTTCGCCTACTTCGGAGTTTAGGAAGTTCTTCCTTTGTAAGAGTTGTGGCAGTACTAAGAATTATAGGGCTAGATAGGTTTCCAATTATAATGAGTTTGGAAATCTTTTGGTGTATAATAGTGTGAAAGGGTCATACTATGAAAACTAAAAAATGTTGTGGATGTAAGGAAAAGCTCGCCATTTCCTCGTTTAAGAGTAATAAGAATAGGTCTGATGGGCTGCAAAGCCAATGTATCGAGTGTCAAAAGGCGTATCGTCGTAAGCACTATGAGGCAAACAGACAAAAATATATAGACAAAGCTGCTATACAAAAGAAAAAGTTTAGAGCATGGTGGAAGAAGTACAAAGAAACCTTTAGTTGCGAAAGGTGTGATGAGAGTCATCCTGCCTGTCTCCAATTTCACCACCCCAACAAGGATAAGGACAAGGCAGTATCTGAACTAGTCAGTACAGGTGATAAGAAAAGAGTGTTAGAAGAAGTTGCTAAGTGCATACCCCTATGTGCTAATTGCCATTTCAAAGAACACTGGAAAGATTAATTAAGCGTGTGTCGTATAATGGTATTACCTCAGCCTTCCAAGTTGATGACGGCGAGTTCGATTCTCCCCACACGCTCTTAGGGCCATTATTTCAATGGTTAGAATATCTGCTTGACGTGCAGATGATAAAGGTTCGATTCCTTTATGGCCCACTATAGCTTCCTAGTGTAATGGATAGCACGCAAGTTTCCTAAACTTTTAGTAGGAGTTCGAATCTCCTGGGAGCTACTTGATGGCAACCTACGTATGTAGTAAGTGTGGAGCTTCTTTTGAGTCAAAAGCAAAGAAGCAACCAAAGTGTGTTTTATGTAAGGCTTGTAAGCCTAGATTAGAAAAAGGTAAGAAACCACCTAAAAAACCTGGCGGTGGCTGACGTTAACATAAGGAGTCACGGTCGTGGCTAAAGCTAAAGTAAAATACAGACAGTGTACGTTAGAGTTAACGGTTGACCAAGGAACAGTAGTTAAAGATGTTGCCTGGATACCCTCTAAGTATGCAAAATTGAACGGATTCGTAAAAATCCAAAAGAATGGTGTTTGGGTCAATGGGTGGAAGGTTACTGGTGTCGGCTCACATGAAATCGACGAAGTTCCCGATATTAACAAACAAATTCGCGGTCATAGAAAAAACACTGGAGATTCGCTACGATGAGTAAAGATTCTAAGATTGATTTTATTAGAAAGTTGTCTGAGTCTAAAATAGCAAAAACAAAAGTTGATGCAGCGAAAGGGTGGGTTGCCAGAAGGGGCGAATTAGTAAAGAAGTGGTTTATCGACCAAGCTAAGAAGGCGAAAACGGCGTGGACTACTGTGGTGGCGGTTGCTGCCCTATTAGGGTATAATCTTAGCATTACCCCTATTGAGGAACCAGTGATTGTAGAGCCCGCGAAACCCTCTGCTGTCATTCATCAAGAGATTGAGGAGATAGTTGAGTTGGTTCAGGAGATTAAGGAAGAGGTGAAGCCAGAAGTGCAAGAACCAGAAATTAAGCCTGAAACCAAAGCTGTCCGAATCAAGGATGGCGGCACAACGGTCATTATCAACGGAAAAGAGTACCAAAATGGACAAGTCGGAAAAGACGAAGCAGACTACTAAGTAGTCAAACGCGCCTGTCGTATAGTGGTTATTATGGAACATTGCCAATGTTCAGACAGCAGTTCGATTCTGCTCAGGCGCACTATGAAGATAATAGCTATAACACTACACAAGAGAGCTGATTACACTAAACAGGTGTTAGACGCCCTCTCCTCTTGCGAGGGAATTGAAGACTATCACGTTATTATGTCTATAGACGGATATGACGCAGATGTGACTAATGAGGCAAATGCCTTTTCTTCCTGCAAGACTAAAGAAGTGTTAAATCACGAGATTTACGGATGTAGCCTAAATACCTACTTTGTGCTAGATAGGGCATTTTCCAAATCGAACTATGTTATCCATATTGAGGATGATACCGTTCCTTCGGTTGATGCTCTTCGCTACTTTGAGTGGGGGTTTCAATATTTATTAAATAGGGAGATATTCTCTATAGGTGGATATAACAGAGAAGGTACTATTGACAGTTCTGCCTCTGAGCTAAACACAGCAGAGGGTTTTATTTGTTGGGGTTGGGCAACCTGGAAGGATAGGTGGGAGTGGGTAAAGTTTAATTTAAACCACTATCCAAACCTTTCATGGGCTGTTCGAGTTAACCATACTGTAAATACTAAGAAAATGAAGCATATTTTTCCTGATGTTTCTCGAATACAGAATGTTGGTGCCAGAAACGGCGTTCACGTAACTGAAGAAGAACATGCTGATATTCATCACATTAAACATTGGATGGGTGATAGGGAGCCGTATTTTGGAGACTATTTGCTTAAAAGTGGTCACTAACTCTGAAATGTCCGAAAAATTTTTGCCCTTTTAGTGATTTTACCTAAAAGTGGTCGATAGCTTCTGAAAGTCCCGAAAAAATTTTCACCTCTCAGGGTTGACAGGACGAGATTTTCCTCTATAATAGGAGAATGGGAAATGAGAACCTTTAAGGATTTTACTAATGAGACCTGACCTAACAAGAAAAGAAAAGATTAAGTGTGCTATAGGAGCAGTAATGCTTATTTTTGGGGGCGTTGGCTCACTAGGGATGGCAGTTCTTTATTCTGAAATAGTAACTCTTATCTTTGCATTTACTGTCCTTGCTTTTGCTCTTATGGCTTTTACATACGTTGTGTATGATTGTCTTTGTATGCGAATAGAAAACAAAAAGAGGTATAAAAAAATGAACACAGTTTTGAAAGGGTACTCTGATGACTAGGAGGTAATTACTAGTCTAACTCAAAGGAGTATCATTATGAAAAACCGCAATGGTGATTTTCATCACCGTAGGCCGAAAACTACAGCGGAACGAAGAGCAAACCAGGACGTTGACCATAAGGTATATGTCCGAGGAAAGAGAACACCAAGAAGGCTTCCCAACTCTTACGATGACCTTTGTTCTAACCCACCTCGAAAGAGCTGGAAGTGGCAACAAAGACGTAAGAAACAATACCATGAAGTACAGGTCATTAAGCATAGAGTAGAGTTCTCTGCTGATGAGTGGGAGGAAGCATGGGCTGTAGAAGAATACCTTCGTAAAAATAACATTCGTTATCACATCGAAGAGACTAGGGGAGACCCTATTCACCACAGAAGAGAGATACAAGAAAGAGTTGGGGTTGGACACCCTCGCCCAAAGTATCACTTCTACTGGGGTAGAGACGAAAATAAACGTCTTATTAGAGTAAGAGGCCATCAAATAGGATGGGAGTACTGGGAATATAAATGGGTTGGTACTGGTAAGTTCAAAGAGTGGACGACCAGAGACACAATCTCAGTTGAAGTATCCTGGTGGTATGACAAAGATATTGGCTTGGACTATATCCTAGCCAAAGTACAGCACTATCGCTATCGTCGATGGTATTAGTACGGATGAGGTGAGAATCTAAATCCTCGTGGCGGGGAGTCGGTCTGCAACACCGATGGTATCCAGTTCGACTCTGGCTTGCCTCTTTATGCGAGAGAGTAGACTGCCTGAAAGGGTGAATGAGGATTCTCACTTAATGTGACTCGCATATTTAAGCCTGACGGGTGTGAGGGATAGCACAACACGCTTCGAACGTGTCGGATGGGGTTCGACTCCCTGGTTAGGTACTATGGCTGGTCCAATGGATTGTGGCTTCGGGTCTACGAAACCTGACTGATTGGTTCGATTCCAATACTGGCTACTTAACTAGGACAATATTAAAAGGAAATTGTTATGAATTGTAATAAGCAGATTAGATTAGCACATGCCGCAGGCGTCTTCGATGTACGTGGAAGCATCCTCCTTCGTAAGAGTTACGTTGGTAAGAATACTCCCAGGGTTTTAGAAGTAAGGCTCACTGGCATTGAAAAGGTTTGGCCTGTTATGGAGTACCTACAGTCAGAGTTTGGCGGCATCATCACTAATGGTGTGAAAGATGGTAGTCGTAAGAATTGGGTGTTAGTGGGTCAAAAAGCTCAAGACTTTTTAGAGCAGATAGAGCCCTACTTTAAGAACACTAAGCGTATCGCAAGGGCTTCATTCATTCGCCGCCGCCTTCGTCTTAGAGGTAAGAATTATAAAGGTCTCGGCAAACGAGAGTATGACAGACGAGAGAAGATGGAAGCGGATTGGGATACTCTATTTATTGGAGGTAGATAGGATGAGTCATAAAAACAAGTACGCTTTAAAAGTATCTCCTAATGACCCAAAACTATTCATTCCTATTTATGAATCAACGGGTCATCAGGCTAGTACTCCTGGTGTGGGCATTAAAGACTTAGATATGGGGTATACCTTTAAGGATTCTCTTGTTTTTGACCGTATTTATACGGGTCGCTCAGCGGTTCAGTTTGTATTCTCTGGTCAAAAGTACATGGAGTACTGGATGTTCAGAACAGACTTTGAGGGACTAGTAAACAACTGTATACTCAATAAGGGTATTGTCAGTGGAACCTGGGGATTCATTAAGAAGGGTGCCAATGTTGGCATTGTAAGGGTTGGACCATAATGTTATTTTGTAGTGATTGTGCAAACGAAAGAGAGTGGCCTGATGATGCAGTCGTTAGGTCGTTTGGTATATGTGAGCTGTGTAATACAGTATCACACTGTAATGATGTAGAGGTAGAGTTTCTACCAAGCGAGGGGGCGTAGTCCAAATGGAAGAGACAACAGTTTTAAGCACTGTCAAGTGTGGGTTCGATTCCCACCGTCCCTACTGAAGAATAAATATGGGTGAGTGGCGGAATTGGCAGACGCGCGAGGTTTAGGCCCTCGTTCCCTCACAGGAGTGCAGGTTCGATTCCTGTCTCGCCCACTAAATAGGATAAAGCTAATGGATGAACAAGAACCAACGAAGCTCCTTTGTAAGACAGAGTGCCCAGGTTGTAAACAGGTTTGGTCAAGAGAGATTTGGCCTGAGATGCCTTTGGGTGTCATGGCTCTTACCTTGTGTCCTGACTGTGACGAGGGTGAGAAAGTTACCTTGGTTGGTAATTCTAAGGCATGGGATGATACTAAGTATTTTGGCAGTTGCAGCTATCCCTCTAATAGAGGGTTTGATACCATTCTTGTTCCAACTTATAGGGTAGACGATAAAGGTGATTGAGATGAATAAAGAAATTAAATTCTACCAAGTAGGTGGTTGCGTGCGAGACGAAATCCTTGGGCTAAAGTCTAAGGACATCGACTACTCTGTAGTTGCACCATCCTACGCGGCAATGAAGCTAGAGATTCAGAAGCGGGGTGGAGAAATCTTCCTTGAGAATCCTGAGTTCCTAACAATTCGGGCTAAGGTTCCTGGTATGGGAGCTTGTGACTTCGTTTGTTGCAGGAAGGACGGTGTTTATTCTGATGGGCGTCACCCTGAGAGCGTAGAGATGGGTTCTCTTGAGGACGACCTTGGGCGTCGTGACTTTACAATGAACGCGATTGCTAAGGCTGAGGACGGTAGCTACATTGACCCCTTCGGAGGTCGTAAGGACATGGAGAAAGGAATCATTCGTTGTGTTGGTTCTGCCTTTGATAGGTTTAATGAAGATTACCTGCGTGTCCTACGGGCTATTAGGTTTTCGGTTACTAAGGATATGCAACTAGATTCAGACATTTCATTGTGCATGTTTCAACAGTGTTGCTCTGAGGGCATTAAAAAGATTTCTGTTGAACGTGTGCGAGAGGAACTCTACAAGGCGTTTATGTTTGACTCGCTTGCAACGTGGAATCTTCTGGAGCGATATGTCAAGCTACGAATTTCCATTTTTGGAAAGAGCGGACTAGGACTTAGGCTTAAGCCTACACTGGAGAAGTAAGAAAGAGCACTTCTTGGTAAAAGAGGTGTATAATAAGTAATGGTATGGTAGATGCGTCCGAGTTGGAGAGCGGAGCAAGGTTGTGACCCTTGTGTGCGTAAGCACTAGCGAGTTCGAGTCTCGTCATTTACCCTTCCCGATGTGCGCTAATGCAACGCGGCTCCCGTAAGGAGAGTGATTGTAGGTTCAAACCCTACTGTCGGGACTATGGAGAAGCGGCACAGTATTGGTGAGGTGCAGCGGTTTGCTAAACCGTGGTCGTAAGGGCCTGTGGGTTCAATTCCCTCCTTCTCCGCTTACATTAATGAAATAAAGGAGTATAAAATGGGTCGATTGAGAAAAAGATTGGACGGACTAGAAGGACATGCTCATAGTACTATGTCTAGTGCTGACGCAAAGATAGAGAGAGTCGCCGGTTTGGTAGAGGATTTTATCCTTGACCTTCAAGACGGCATGGGTATCACACTAGAAAGAACTGGTGAGGATTCTATTTATGATTTTCTTATTGGTAAGGTTGATAAGCTACCTCTCAAGGTAGTGATTGACATTTCAGAGGATGAACCAGAAGTTTAATCAAATTCCATCTACTAATTTAATAGGGACGCTGTAATGGTGTCCCTTTTCTTTTTGTATAGGTTCAACGATGAACGAAAAAGAAGATGTTGTAGGTAAGCGTAGGACTAACCTTCTACGCCACATTGACAACGTAAGAAACAACTGCATTTTATTGTCAGCAAAACTCATTGAGAATGGAGAGATTGAGTTGGGCCATCAGCTAATAGCTAAGGGCTACGGTCACGACCAATCAAAGTTCTATGGCATAGAGTGGACCTATCTTAATGAAGAAGCTAGGGAGAAATACCCCGACTTGTTTAAGGCAGCGCTCCTACAGCACGTTAGCGGCAATCGCCATCACCCAGAGGCATGGGCTGGTGGTATTAAGCAGATGGACAGGCTACACAGAGCAGAGATGGTATGTGACTGGGCCGCGCGTTCCTCAGAGTTTGGTAAAGACCTAAGGGAATGGATAAAAAAAGAAGCCACTAAACGCTTCGACTTCTCACTACAAAGCGGTGCCTACAAAGAGATTAAGGGGTTGGTTGATATGCTCCTAGATAACTCATTCTAAACCCCCACTCTGGGGGTCTTTCTTTTCCTGCAAAAATTTCTTCTGCCCCTTGACAGGGAGCGTCTATCGTCTATAATAGGTCTATCAAGGAGAGCGATATGAAAATACAACAACTCAAAATCATTCAAGACGAACTAAGAAATCCTAAAGACATTATCCCTATGGCTAAGTTTGTAGTTGGGGGTGGTATCTTTTGTTTGGGCCATCTAGCTGAGTATTTAGATGTACTGCCAAGTGAGGACTTACTAATAGAACTGGTCCGCTTCCCAGATGGTGAAGTATACGTCCATGATGGACACCATAGGGCTGTGGCTATTTATCTAGCAGGCAGGACGTTCCTCCATGAGGACGAGTACTACCTAGTAGAGAGAAGCTATGAAGACTATCAAGACATAGTCTTTATGAGAAACGGTTACTACTTTGGGTACGTCACCCCCTTTAATGTAAAGAGTGAGGCTAGGTTCGGAGACATTAGTGCCTGGAAGCACCGAGTCAAAAACATTTACTTTGAACAAAGCCCACAACATGCTAAGCATTTAATTGAAACAAGACCAGATTTATATAAGAGAGCAAAGAAGTTCTCTTCCGTTGAGGAACTAGCAAATGAAACTAGACATTACAAAAATAGAACAGGCAATTGAAGACGGCTGGGTTACAAAGCGTAAGCACCCTACTGCTGACTTGTGGATTCTAAACTACTCTAAGCAGACTCAGTTTGAGTTCTACTGGGAGCCAGGAACTACAATGACATGCCGTGGGCTAATTGTTGATGAAAAGTGGTCAGTTGTTTCACGACCTCTGGAAAAATTTTTCACACTAGACCAGCTTACTAGCATGAGAAACAAGGTACACCACCTGTATGGCATGAAGTTTAAGAACATGTTCAAGGGTAACTTTCGATGCTTTGACAAGCTAGATGGTTCCTTGGGTGTCTTGTACCCATTGGGTGACAAGGTGTGCGTTGCTACTAGGGGTTCGTTCGAGTCAGAAATGGCTGTTCGTGCTACTGAAATGCTAGAGGAGATGGGTCTGGCTGACCACAACAAGTGGAAGACTGTTCATGGTGAGAGCTTACTAGATGAGGTTACACTCATGGTGGAAATCATCTACCCTGAAAACCAAATCGTTGTAGACTACAAGGGTGAAGAAAAGTTAGTCTTACTAGCTGTGGTTAACAAGAGAACAGGTAAGGATGACTGGAACATGTACCGCATGTTCTCAAGAAAGTTTGAACGAGCTAAGGAGTTCTTCCATATCCAGACTCTCGAAGACCTAACTGAAGAAGACTACAATGGACAAGAAGGTTTCGTCCTAGTCTTTGGCAATGGCCTACGTGTCAAGTGGAAGTACGAAGAGTACAAGAGGCTCCATCGTATCGTTACTGGACTAAGTGAAAACACAGTCTGGGAATGGCTACGCGATGGTGTGGATATTAAAGATGTCCTAAAGGATGTGCCTGATGAGTTCTATCAGTGGGGTGAAGAGGTAGCATCTAGACTACTAGATAGGTTCCATGAAATTTGGGAAGAATCTTTCTCTCTTTTTGAATCCTTGAACCACTTACCTCGTAAAGAACTTGCTGCTCGTATCATTAACTATAAATACAAAGGATTAGTTTTCTCTCTTGCAGACAAGAAGGACATTAGACTATCCATATGGCAAATCATTAAACAGGAGATGAAGGATGAAAGACATTCGCAACTTAAAGAAGGGTGATATTGTCACCTTCAAGGATGGAGAAACTATTGCGGATGTTCTAGCTGAAACAGGTAAGGCTGTTCTCGGCCAAGATTTAAGGGTCGAGAACGTCCTTACTATTAATCAGTCTCATGGTCTTGTTAGGTGGACTCGCGTTCATTTTACAAAGTCTGAGAAGACCCTAATAATTAAAGAGGTTGAAGACCTATGCGATGTAAGGATATGTTCTGCCCCAGAAAGTTTTGAGTGTGGAGACAGACAAGACCTTGATGATTCAGGTTGGTTAGAATATCTTTTTGACTTTGAGGAAGAGCAGACTTTAACAGAGCGTGACTTCCTAAGACTCTTAAGTATGGACTATGATAATGAAGAGGCTGTAGAATTTAAGATTAAGGGCGGTGTCCTTTATGGTGAAGATAAGAAGGGTCGATTCTGCGGAGTAGCAGAATGGTCTGCCCTCTCTGATACTGACTACCCAGAAGTCATGGCGATTGAAATTGGTGGTGAGGACAGTGAGAGTGGTGGATACATTGAGTTGTACCAGGGTATTAACATGTTTGAAGAGGAGTATGAAGTATTATGATGATTATTGTTTTTTGGAGTATTGCAGTTTTATTGCTTGTTGGTGCTGTCTTGTATAGTTTTCTTCCTAAGTTTAAATATAGGATGAGAGATGTTAAGAATGCCATCAACGATAAGTTATCTGACCCAGTAAAAGACCACGGGCATCAGATTGATGACGCTAAAGACGCCGTTATTAAAGCACAAGAAGAGGTTTCAGATGCTATCGTCTCCAATAAGGGGTTGATGCAAAGAGTTGAAGCATCAAAGAGGGAGATTAAGAGATACTCAGACCTGTCTGTTAAGGCAGCTAGTGATGGAAATACTGAGGCAGTAACGACGTTCGTAAAAGAAAAGCAGCGTGCCGAGGCAAGAGCTAAGACATTTGCTCGTCAGATTGAGGCGAACGAACATATTATCTCTACTGTTAGGCAGCAGTTGGAAGTTCGTAAGGACCAAATCGAAGATGCTGAAATTAACAGGGAGATTCTTGAAGTTCAGTTGGTAGGCTCTAAGATGCGTCAAGACATGGCTAAGTTGGGGTCTGGATTAGGTGAGACAGACTTGGGTGGACTAGGTTCACTACAAGAGCATGTAAATGCAGAGACAGCAAGAGCAGAGGCTTTTGAAGAAGTCTATGGTAAGACTGATGTTGACCTTGAGGCTAAGTATAGTCAAGAGGGTGATACTGTTGACGATGAAGTACAAAAATTACTTGATGCAGCGAAGAGATAGGAGAAATCAATGGCTAAGATATGTATTATGAGGGGGCTTCCTGGCTCTGGTAAGAGCACTAGGGCTAAAGCCCTTCAAGGTCCACAACTAAAGGATTATACAACCAACCAAAAGAAAAGACCTGTAATAGTAAGCTCAGACGAGTACTTTACAGTAGGTGGAACCTATTATTTTGACCCGATGAAGTTAGGCTCAGCTCACCGCTGGTCACAATGGAAGGTCCGTCAGCTAATCAATGCTGGTCGAGATGTTATCCTAGACAACACTAACCTACAGTGGAAAGAGATGAAGTCCTACATAGTTAATGCTCTTGAAGCTGGCTATGAGGTAGAGATTGTTGAGCCCGATACTGATTGGGCCTGGAATATTGACAAGTTAATTGAGAAGGGTAGTCATGGGGTTCCTCGTGACACCTATGAGAGTATGATGGCTCGCTACGAACCGCTGGCTGACATACTTGTGAAGCTAGAGAAGCAAAAGGAAAAGTATAAATGAAGACTTACATAACATCAGACACTCACTTTAACCACACTAACATCTGTGGACCCGCCATCTCCTCATGGGACGGTGGGTACAGACACTTTTCTTCCCTGCAAGAAATGAATGATACTATCATCGACAACATCAACGCTGTCGTTGGTAAGAATGATGTACTCTATCACCTGGGTGACTTCGCCTTCGGAAATAAGAAGGAAATCCCTGCTCTGAGAGAGCGTATCAACTGTGGTACAATTCACCTCCTGTATGGCAACCATGATGAGGCTATCGAACATAAGTTTCCTGAATATCAGAAGCTCTTTGCTTCAACAGGCCACTATGTTGAGAAGCGTGTCAACAAGAAGAAGGTTTGCATGTTTCACTATCCTATTGCTGCGTGGAATGAGAATGGTCGTGGGTCTATCAACCTACATGGTCACTCTCATGGTAACTTCAAAGCAGTAGGGCGTCAGCTAGACGTTGGTGTTGACTGTCACGACTTCAAGCCTCTGTTGCTTGAGGATGTGGTTGCTCAGGTCAGGGAGTTGGATGTTATTACTGTTGACCATCATACTAGGGAGACTAACTATGGTTAAGGGCGGGGAGGCTGACGAGCCGAGCCGTAGGTAGTGTGTAGGATAGGTGGGAGGCTTTGTTCAAAGTGGGGTAAGTGTCTGAACAACATGATGGAGGGAGACTGGCGTAGGTCAAAAGCTGAACCAAGCCCCTCTCCCCTAAGAAGCCGACAGTGAAATACCACCCGCTACCTTTCCTTTTTTTTCAGAAAAACCCGTCGTCCCCCTTGACAAAACGGTTCCATCCCCTATAATAGCTTTATACGAGACAGGAAACAACGGAGGTCACTATGAAGGCTGGAGATATTGTTTATATTAAGTCTGAGCTAAGGCAAGGACACGTTGAAGGTTTCGAGATTACCAGTGAATACAAGGCTACCATTCCTCTCTATGATTGGTGGCTAAGAATTGAAAGATATGGGGAGCCGGATTCGTTCGCACCCTACAAAGAAAGTGAGTTGACACTAGACCATGAAATATATAGTTCAAGACATGAAGCTGAGCGATAGTCACCCAACTAACCCTGGGGAAAAAGTCTTTCGCCTGTTGAATCTCCACACCAGACTGCTGAGCCTGGGATATTACACCAGCTTTGATGCGTGTGTGAAGATGTGCCAGAAAAAGAATGAGAAAGAATCACCATTACCGTCTTAAGTATCCCTTAGGATATTTTAGATACTTTTTGGGAGAATAAGTGTATAATATGATACGAATGGGGCGATTAGTATAATGGTCACTACGGCTGGCTTACATCCAGCAGCAGGGGGTTCGATTCCCTCATTGCCCACTCCCGTCATTGCGGTGGCATGTTGCCGACAGACGTAAGATAAGCGCAACACATGCAGTTACTGGACACGACTATAGAAGTGTCTAGGTAGGAAAAGGGTTGGATTGGAAACCGACTACGTCCTACCGAGCTTGGAAGGTAGGCAACTATTGGTTCGTTGCGCTGGTTTTGAAAACCAGTTGTCGTAATGGCAGGGATTGGGTTCGATTCCCCCACCTTCCGCTTAACAAACAAACTTTAGATAGAGAGATAACATGGCTGGTTCATTTACCCTTACTCTGTATGGCACTTTGGTCAACGGAGAACACTCGGAGTCTTTTGGCACTTCCACTAAGTCAACCATTGTTCAGACTGGTCAGGGAGTTCAAGGTTCAACCGTTGCGGTTGGTACTTCTGAAGAAGTGATGGTTACTGGCGACATTACTACAGAAGGCATATTGTACTTGAAAAATCTTGATTCTACACACTATGTTACATATGGTCCTGAAAGCGCTGGCTCTCTAGTTAACTTTGGTAGGATTCCTGCTGGTGAGGAGGCTTGGCTTAGACTTGAGCCAGGAATCACATTTAGGTGGATTGCTAATACTGCTGAAGTTAAAGTTTTAATGAAATTGTTTGAGGACTAAGGTTCTCTTTTGCTTCTGGTTACTGGTGTACGTCGCTGTCTTGTAAACAGCTAACCTCCGTTCGATTCGGAGTAGAAGCTCTTGCGGGTGGTAGGTTGGTTGGACAACTGGTGTGAAAGCCAACAGTCCTTAATCTTGCTCAGCCTCATAAGCTAAGTATAAGTAGGTTCGATTCCTGCACACCGCTACTTGTCCCACTGTCATCGGGACACAAAACTAGTTTACCCTTTCGGAATGACGGGTGACTAGACTGCTTGCAGTATAGATGAAAGGTCGTTCTAAACTTCCTCTTCCATGAGGGAGAATAGAGCATGGAGACTAGAGGATAAAACCTGTGGCAGGGTAGAAACCTCTCAGTAGCTAGACGGTAAGAGTGAGGGTGCCATCCCTTATGTCTGCTGAAAGGAACGATAGTTTTTGGGTGTTTTCCTGATGTACGTCGTCGGTTCATAGCAAATGAATCTGGGAAATAAAATACCATAGCAGTAGGAGGAAGTGCCTACGGTTGTTGGCGAAAGCTGACGATGCTGCTCGAAAGAGGTAAGCTAGACAGACTTCCCAGGTCTTGAAGGGTTACGAACGAAGGGTGTGGTGGCTGCAACCACTATGTTTTAAATCCAGAACTTCTACTGCTAATTCAGCGTGCTGTTGCGTGGGTGAGAACTCAACAACAGGGGTGAAGTTTGCGAAGGCTGTTATAGGTCGTGTAGTACTCCGAGAGGAGGTCACAAACTGAGAACATAAACTGCTAAAGTTCTCTTTTTTATACCAGTGTCCCAAGGTCAGGGAGTGTGCTTTCATAAGGCATTACGCTGAGGTTCGAGTCCTCTCACTGGTACTTATACGAGGGGACGGTACAAATGGCTGTCAGCAGAAGCTAGACTCAAGCGGGCTGTGGTATGCGTCGTGCAAGGGTCATTCCCCGCAACCCTCTCCATTGGTCATTAGTGTAATGGTAGCACTAGAGACTCTGAATCTCTCAGTCTAGGTCCGAATCCTAGATGACCAGCTTAAGGACAAAAACTATGGACGAAGTAATACTGATGCACCCCATGAAGACCGGGGGGCGCACACTGATAGTTAAACTCAGGAAGCATGGAATGTTATATGCTGATGGACTATTAGCTCACGATACACTTAAAGAAGTTGTGGGAAGAGTTGGTGGATATGATTCGTTTGTATCCCGCACCTCCCTCATGGTGGCAAGAAACCCCTACTCAAGGTTGGCTTCTTTCCATCGCTTCTGCGCGAGGCTACCTAAGTCTCATGCTTACGAGTATTGTCTTACTTCATTTGAAGATTTTGTCTTAGAGCATAAAGATATATTAACAACACTATGTACTCCCCAACATAAATACTTTATGTATGAGGGTAAGTGTATAGTAAATTACATAGCAAAGTTTGAGAAGTATGGACCAGAAGTAACGTGGTTCTTAAGAAGCATTGGGATTAATGACCCAATTAAGACAGATAACTTTCGTATGTGGAAGGAGAAGTATACTCCTGAGACACAACGTATTGTTTATGAGGCTTTTGAACAAGATTTTAACCTGCTCGACTATGATTTTGAAATCAACGCAGATGAGGTTAGGTTTAAACCACTAAGGTCTCTACATAATATTGAGGAAGAGTTGAAGTTGTTGTATCCTAAGAAGCATTGGTTCTTTTGGACAAAGTAGTATGGACTATGGCTCCTCTGGTTGGGGAGGCCGCTCTTATAAGGCGGATGTGCGGGGTTCGATTCTCCGATAGTCTACTGAGTTTGATAGTATGGGTTATGTGTCGCATGGCGAATAAACTATACCTACAAGCTCTTGCGTTCGCCCTCTCTGGTAAGGGGCTGAGTCGAGGGTTGCCATGCAAGCAACCGATACAGACTCCTTGACTGTGACCAGCACAGGACATGACGCTTCTAAACGGTATGGAGATGACTTACGAAGTTTGAGGGTTGGTGGTGGGAACATAGCGGTGATACTGGTGTATACGGGAGGCTTTGAACTTCCTAGGCTTAGTTCGATTCTAAGTGCCGCTGCTTTTTTGATTCAAGAGTAAAGATTATGGATTTATTAACTTACTATGGGGTGGACTGGCTTGCTGAAGCACTGGTCCTTATCGGATATGCTCTTATAGTATACAAATCCCGCAACGGTTGGTTAGTGTCTGCTACTGGCAGCCTAACCTTCGTTGCATTCGGATTTATGTCTGGTAGCATCGCAGTGATACTATCAAGTCTGGTATTCCTAGTTTTAAATATACTAGGATATAAAAACGGTAAGCCTGATTAGTATAGCGGCTATTATTTAACTTTGGTATAGTTAAGAGGACAGTTCGACTCTGTCATTAGGCTCTATGATTAAACAATATATATGCCCTAAATGTTATATCGAGTGGGGCAGACCAACAAAAAAACAACAAACAAATCTTTTGTGCAGAGATAAGTGTAATCCTGTTGACAAAAGTAATCCTGTTGACAAAAGTAATCCTGTTGGTAAGAAACAACAACCAAAAGTAGTAAAGAAGTTAGAGCCTATAGATGCTTTCTTCTTACATCCTGCTAAGACAGGTGGTACTGCCATAAAGGCTGCTGTAAAACAAACTAATATGAACTGGGGATGGCCTAAAAAACCAGGGTTTGCTAAGTGTTGTTCTTCGACGCATTCCAAAACAGAAGAACTTTTTAATAGAAATATTCTTTCAAAGGATATATTTATAGTAACCTCAATAAGAGACCCTTGGGAAAGATGTGTTTCTTATTATTATTTTTGTCAAAGAACTAAACAGGGTGGAGCTAGAAACATGGGATTTAAACCCTTCTGTTTAAATGTCATACCTGATTATAAAAGATTTAAGCATATGTTTCCCTGTTGGGAGTATGCTCAGTATGCTGATGCTACAATAGACTTTAATCATATGCAAAGAGATTTTGATTCTGTTTGTAAAAAATTAAATAAAGAGAGTATTACTATACCAATAGTTCAAAAGATGGTTACTAATTATGAAAAACCTTATCTTGATAATTACGACCAAGAAACATTAGACTTTGTTGAGGAAATGTTTATGGATGACATTGTTCATCTAGGCTATAGGAAACCAACGCTTGAGGAATAAATTATGATGTTCAGCCCACCTATTTTGAGTAGTCAAATGCTAGATAGTATTTATCCTCCTATCTTATTAGAAAATGAAAGTAAGACGGAATTTCCTTTGGATTTTTTACTTTCTCATAGCGAACAACTAAAAAAAGAACTGCGGTTGCTCTTAGAGAAAAACGATACAATACCTGGAAGATAAGCGAATGGTTAGCAGACTCCTTGGAAAGGAGTTGCCCTGAAATATGGGTTGCGGGTTCGAGCCCCGTGTCTTCCGCTTAGTGGACCTGCAATTTCACTACACAGCTCACGTACATATGTGCGTGGGCTTTTTTTACACACCTACAGAAACAAAGAGAGATACTATGCTAGACTTACAATTTAAAAGACTGGACGATGCTGCTACACTACCAACCAAATCAAATCCTAAGGATATGGGCTGGGATATTTATGTTGTTGCCGATGTTAGTTTTCGTAGTCTTCCAGTAAGTGGGTGCGGCCCTAATTGCACCAGCTACATTAAGACAAAAACCCTTATGCCAGGACAATCACATAAGTTTAAGACAGGTATCGCCTGTGCTATCCCAGACGGATATGGTATGATGTTCTGGGATAGGAGTGGTCTTGGGTCGAAGGGCGTTCATAGATTAGCTGGGGTTATTGACTGTACTTATCGGGGTGAATGGCAGATTTGTTTAACCAACCTGGGCGGTAGTGCTATCAAAATTACAGAGGGAGACCGCATCGTACAGGGTGTTCTTCAACAGATGGTTGAGGCTGAGGCTCGCTGGGTTGATGAGTTGGATGAGACTGAGCGCGGCGAAGGTGGGTTTGGTTCAACAGGAGCATAAGATGAAAAACACTATCATTATAATGGGCTCCTCCTATAGATGTGGGTCTACCTTAGTACAAAGAATACTAAACTCAATCCCAAATGTCCTAATTTTAGGTGAAGAGAATATAGTTCTTCCTTCTGTGGGAAGGTCTATTAAATACGCCTGTCATAGAGATGTTGAGTCTAAGAAACAAAGAGATTTATTTATTGAAAACCCTAATTGCTGGCAGGCTAATCTTGGTATGGAACGAGAAACAACAGTGAGAGCCTCAGGGGCTTATTACTACCAATGGTTTAAAGATATGAGCGAGAAGGTCGGATATGATGAGGCGCCTAAGACAGTAGGATTCAAGAGTTTGTTTGCCACTACCGATACTTTGATGGGAGCTGTTAATATTTTTGAGAATCCTTATATTCTATTTTTACATAGAAATTTTCAAGACTCATTTACTTCTTACTCTAAATGTAAGTGGAGGTCATATAGCTTAAGTGACTTTGCCAATAGATGGGAAAGTTCGATGCATCTATTAGATAATAGTTTTGATAGTGCTATTAACGATAGAGTAGCCTATGAAGATATTAAGACGCTTGATTGGCTCAGAAAGATACAGGAGAAACTAGACCTTCAGATAGACTGGCCTAAGGCTACATCTATCTTAAAAGATAAGATTAGACATCCTCCTAACGAGCAAGATAAAGAAATACAAGAGTGTAACAAAAGAATATTGGAGAATCTATGCCCTTAAATTTACATTCTTTCTCATGTGGGTGTTGGGAATCTCTTGATGAGAATGATACAGTCGTCGATAAAGATTACTGTTTGAAGCACGCGATAGAGGTTCTTTTGGAGGAAAACAATGAGCGGAATAAGAAAGACGGTCGGAATTAAAAGGGCTGGGTTCGTTGGATTCGCTGGGTTTGGTCTTGATATATGTCCTGTCTGTTGCGCTGGTGTCGTGTCTACGGCAGAGAATAGTTGTGACAATTGCTACATGGAAGAGATGAAGCGTGAGTTTGTTAAACTATTAAGGGGAGCAATGAGCGAGTGTGAAAATTGTGGATGGAATCAGGACCGTCTTATGTATAGTGATATGTTTTCTGCCTACTTGTGTAGAGATTGTACCTATAGTATTTTAAGTCAGACTAATTCTAGGAGTACAAGGCTTAAAATGGAAATCAAATTTATGTTAAGGGATAACAATGGAAAAGTATGAATTTGTATTGGCCTATGCTGACAAGCTAGCCTTCATTAACTGCGAACAGATTTGTTGTGAGAGTTGGTTGGCTGATGAGCTAAGTAAGCTGTCTGACTACGCCTTCTCGGGTAAGGAAGATGAGCCTGAAAAGCCTTGTATTCTACACCCAAAGGATGTTACAAAGGTGGTATACACACCAACAGACACACATTATCTTTGGGTAGTAGAGCTTCAGCACAACCCTACTGGCGCTAAGGTTACTGTTGGTTGCACTATGGAGAAGAGCCAATCAAAAGCAACTCGTGAAGCCTGGGCATTACTGGAGAAAAAAGTGTTGTCCTTAAACCAATCAGAGAAATCAGAAACAGAATAGGATTTTTATCCAATGACGGATACAAATAAAACAATGAGCTTCATGGGGGCTAGGCAACCAACGGGCTATGGGATTGCTGGAACGAGTGTGGCCTGTGCCTTTCATAATCTCGGCCATAAAATTACCTTCCATGATATAGCTGGACAAGCCAATTATTATAACAGCCACGAAGAGCAATTAACACTGGAGTACCTAGTCAACCAGGGTGTCATGTTTAATTACGATGCTCCGTGCGTTAAAATGTGGCATCAGTTCAATATGGACCAGTGGATTGGTAGGGGTAAGAAGATTGGCTGGCCTATCTTTGAGCTAGATAGTTTTAACGAGATTGAAATGCATCACCTTGCTTTTCCTGACGAGCTAGTAGTCTGTTCACAGTGGGCAGCCGATATAATCGAGACTGAGCTTAAGCGTAAGGCACACGTAGTCCCTCTTGGTGTAGACCCCTCAGTGTTTTACCCTGGAGAAAAAGAGAGGGATGATAGTAAACCATTCTCCTTCTTGAATATGGGTAAGTGGGAAGTCCGTAAGGGACACGATGTATTAGCCGACATATATAATATGGCCTTCCGTAAGGATGATAATGTTAAGTTGGTGGTACACGCCCCTTTTGCAGCGTCTGAAAAAGAAAGACAAGACTGGATTTCTTACTACAAGAACACTAAGATGGGGGACTCTATTGAGTTCTTACAAAGAAAACTCCCAACTCATAAAGAGGTGGCTCAGTGTATGAGGGAGCATGACTGCGGTATCTTCCCTGCCAGAGCCGAAGGTTGGAATATGGAGTTGCTAGAGATGATGGCTGTCGGTAAGCCTGTCATCGCCCTTAATGCTAGTGCCCAAACTCAGTACTGCACTGAGGATAACTGCCGTCTAGTTGACTTTGAGGAGCTAGAGCCAGCAGTAGACGGTATTTGGTTCCACGGTCAAGGTTCATGGCCTAAGATTGAAACCAAGCAGATGCAAGAGATGGCAGACCATATGCGTGCTGTGTATGAGAACTGGCAGTTTAATGAGGCTGGAGTTCAGACAGGTCAAGCCTTTTCTTGGGAAAATTCAGCGAAAATACTTGCCGAAATTTTGTAGGAGGCCCTTGACAAATGCCACCTATCCCCTATAATTTAGGAAACAACCGAGTTCTTTTGGAGATTGAATAATGAATGGTATTGCGATGGCAAGAAAGTTTCCCCCTCTTTATAAGATTGATAGTAAGGGGAGGGTTAGGGTTTGGAAAATTAGTATTTCTGATGGAGTAGGTCTCTATCCTCAGTATATTATTCGTCATGGGGTTCTTAGGGGCAAAATGGTGAAGACATCAACCGACATTAAGGTTGGTAAGAATATTGGTCGCGCTAATGAGACAACAGCAGCAGAGCAATGTTCGATGGAGGCACAATCTTTGTGGAACAAGCAGCTAAACCGTAAGGGTTATAGTCAGGCTATCCCTTCATCTGGTACGATTCAAAAGTTTAGTCCAATGCTAGCTAAATCATACAACAAACCTGGGACTGACCTAACAGACCTGAAAGACGGTCATCATATTGGATACCCCTGTCTTTACCAACCTAAGCTAGATGGTATTCGTTGTATAGCCAGCGTCACACTTCTTACGGGGTCTAATCAAAAAGGAATATCTGTCTACTTAGGGTCAAGACAAGGCAAGGCATTCCACTCTCTCCCCCATATCTGTGATGAAATTCGAGACATGAAATGCCTACAGGCTACTGGCTCAAAACTCTATCTGGATGGAGAACTCTATGTCCACGGCGATGAGTTTCAAGACCTAGTCTCTGCAATTAAGAGAGATAAGCCTAGTGAGGATAGCCCTAAGGTTCAATATCATATCTATGATGTCTACGATAGAGATAATCCTGACTGGCCCTGTGATGAGCGAATGAAGTGGCTGGAGCAAAATCTTGTCACCAGCGACACAATCAAACTTGTCAAAGCAGAGACCCTTAACAATGCTAGTGAGGTTCGCACCCAACTAGACGCTCAGATTAAGCTGGGTTATGAAGGTATTATGCTTCGCAACACAGATGGTGTCTACAAGGCGAGAGGTCGAAGTAAAGACCTACAGAAGGTCAAGCTGTTCATCGACGAGGAGTTTGAGATTGTAGACGCTAAGGAAAACAAAGGTAAGATGGCAGGTCAATGCACCTTCATCTGTAAAACTAAAGACGGACACACCTTCGGGGTTAAACCAGAGGGTACTGATGCAGTAAGAAAACAGTATTGGGTGGACTGGCAGGCTGGCACTCTGATGGGCAAAATGCTCACAGTACGCTTCTTTGCCTGGACTACAAGTAAGAAGAGTGTACCAAGATTCCCAGTGGGAATTGCTATAAGGGATTATGAGTGATGAAATACCTTGATAAGATTAAGCAGATAGTTGGCTCTAAAAAGAAAGTCGTACTAACCGTCACTGGTGGTGGGACTGGAGTGTTTGGACACCTACTAAATTATGGTGGTGGGTCTGAGTTCCTAGTAGAGGGTATTATCAACTACTCTACGGAAAGTACTCAAGACCTAATAGGTAAGCCAGACAGTCATGTTAGTAAGGAGACCGCCCTTAAGCTGGCAGTAGCCGCCCACCAACGATGTATTAAGCTGGGTGTTGACCCTAAGGAGGCACATGGAGTATCAACAACGGCTAAGCTGGTGACAGAGGGTGAGCGAGAGGGTAGAGTCCATGAGATTTACGCGGCCTATCACTCAAACGATAAGTCTTCGTATGTCCATCTAAGGTTTGAACACGATAGGTCTCGCGTGCAAGAGGAGTATCTCTGTGAGAACTTTATCTTAGATGCTCTAAACCAATGGTTCTGTGGGGTGGATATTGCTGATAAAAAGAACGGTCTTTTTACCTGCATGAAAAAGCCAGAGGTTATAGTAGGAGATACGTGTGAGACTAGCCCTGAAATAAAAGAAATAATTCGCGACAATCGGAAGGTAATCGTTATTCATAAGTCTGAGGGCACTTGGAGCCAGCGAGATTTAGAGAAGAGCCGTCCCCTTATCCTTCCAGGGTCGTTCAACCCTATTCACGCTCAACACCTAAGGATGGCTGACGCTGCCTATAAGAAAACAGGTAAGCAGGTATGGTTAGAGTTGTCTATAGGCAACACAGACAAGCCAGCTCTTGATTATATTACTTTGAGGGATAGGGTCTTAGATATTATGAGCAAGGTTATTACTAGGGATAGTATCGCTGGGGTAGTCATTTCTAATGCTCCTCTCTTTATTCAAAAAGCTGAGGCTGTCAACAGTACAACCTTCCTGGTGGGAATGGACACGTTCAACAGGATGAATGAGGAGAAGTATAACCCTGTTAGAACCAGGGAGACACTTACTAATTACGACGCAAGGCTAATGGTCTTCAGTAGGAAAGGGGATAAAAGATTATACCCTGCCTACCTCGGTCTTATAGCAGACTTTGTTTCGCAACAAGAGTATAAAGATACAGGACTTTCGTCCACTAAGATTCGCAACGCTAAAGATTAAGAGGTACAACAGATGAGTATTGATATAGTAGCAATTGGAGACCAACTGATTGAATATCCCGAAGCTAAAGAAGAGAACTTCGAGATATCTTTTGATGAATACCTAACCATAGCAAAGAAAACAATAAGAACTTTTGCTGCTAGGTTTCGTCCAGGTCTAGTAGAACAAATGATGAAGAGCGATGACGCTATTTCTAATGTGGCAACGGCTATTATGATGGCTGACTGGAGATGGAGTTCTGAGTATAAGAGCAGTACTGGCAAAGTAAGAACTAAGTATTGCTATCGTAATCAGTGTGCCATCTGGGCTATTCAAGCCTACGTTGGTAGACAGGCTAAGGCTCCAAGAGTTGACTCCCTAGATAGAACCCTGACTCACGACAGCGAAAAAGAAAATAGTCTTTCACATAAGATTCCTTCAAAAGATTTGGGGCCGCAGGAACAAGCAGAGAGTAATGAGAGTAAGAAGGTTTTAGATAAGATTCTTAATCGTTCAGGTCTAACGAACAAACAAGATAAGTATATTAAGCAGTACCACATGGAGGGCTTGACGTATCAGCAAATTGCTGACCAAGTAGGTTCAACGAGAGAAGCTGTTCGTCAAATTGTAGACAGAGCAATGAGTAACATTCGTCAATTCGGAGACATCCATGAGTAATATTCAAAGAGATTTAGCATTTGGTCGGGCAGCAGAAGATAGGGTTGTAAAGCTCTATAAGGAGAGTGGCTTTGACTCTAGTATTCAGCCAAACAAGGGTAAGTTTTCGGACTATGATATTGAAAGTAGCTGTCCTATGAAAGGAACAGTGCTCTCTCATAACTTTACCACCGAGGTGAAGCATGATGCATATGCTGCTCGGAGCGGTAATATCGCAATCGAAATGTTTAATCCTAAATCTGGTAAGCCTAGTGGTCTAATGGCTACAAAAGCTGACCTATGGGTACACATCATATCGAACGGTGTTTATATTGCCAACGCGAAGAGATTAAAGAAGTGGGTGAATGATACTCCTGCTAAAAGAATTATCTCTGCGGGTGGTGATGGCAATGCGACACTTTATCTGTATAGTATTGATGTTATCTTCGATAAAACAGAGGGTTCATTGTTCACAGAGATAGATGAATTGGACTCAGACAGCAGAAGAGAGGTAATTTTTGGCTGTTTAAATGAAGATTTACGGATGCTTTAATAACTAACCACTTAATTTAGGGTATAATACTAGTGAACGTACAAATAAAACTAATAATATTAAGCCTCGACTATAAAGACAACTCTGTTTTTATCTTGTCTGACGAGGAAGGCGAGGCTAAATTACCTTCTACTACCCTTAAAGAGGGTGACTTAGACAGGCAGATAAAGAGATTGTTTAAGGAGTATTGCAATCTTAGTTGGGGTTTTATCTCTTGTGAACTAACAGACGTTAAACAGAAAAAAGATATTCTTGAAGTTTATTATGGGATTATCGTTCCTAATGATATCATTATGGACAAAGGTTATAAATACATTGTTGGCCCTGCTGAGGGTGAGGAACTTAGGACTTTAGTTAGTGGAGTGGCGAATACATTATGAGTAGATTTTTAGATAGGCTTGTTGGACTAGACCTACCAACAGCAGAGCGTTTACTAGAAATACAGGCACAAAAACTTCTCCAAGACAGGGCATTAGAGATGGCTTCCCAGTCGCCCGAACCTATCGAGTTGGGTGGGCTTGCTGATGACTCTCTTGCCCAGGTTAAGATTGTGCTAAAGTCAGACAATGACTGTAATGTTATCCTAGAGATAGCGGAAAACCTAAGTACACAAGAGGAGGCTTCAGCTATTGCTCGAATGCTATTCTCTCTTAACGAAGGTAAGATGAAGGGGACGTTTGCTGGTATCATTCAGCAACAGATGCTAACTGATGTTAGGGACACTAATTTTGGTCAGGCTATTATGGATGCTTGGGAACAAGAGTATGCTGAGCATGATGATGACTGTGTCCCTCCCTCTCAAGCACTAACGGGAGCACCCTAATGTTAGCATACTTAGGCATAGTAAACTATGTAGTTAGATGTGGCGTCCGTAAGAAGAACAGAACTGGTATCGACACCATCGTTGTTCCTAATATGCACTTCAATCACGATATGAGTGAGGGATTTCCCGCTCTGACTACTAAGAAGTTGGCCTTCAAGACACTGAGTGTGGAGCTTGAGGGTTTTATTGGTGGTATCACAAGTAAGAAGTGGTATCAGGAACGTGGTTGTAAGATTTGGGATGAGTGGGCTAATCCTGAGGCCGTTAATGAAGTGGTCAGGGGAGATTGGAACGTCATTAGTAATGGTGTTGACTACCCCTTTCCAGATAGGAAGAAGATACAGGCGAGACTTAATGACCTTGGACCTATCTATGGTTATCAGTGGAGAAGATTCAACGTCCCTTATGACTCAGACGAATACATCCTACACTCAGGCCAGCCAGAGTGTCCCGTCAATGAGAAGTTAGAACCTCACGGCGCACCCTATGACCAGCTAGCAACCATAGTTAAGACACTAAAGGAAAACCCTAACGACAGGCGTATGGTCTGCTCAGCATGGAACCCCAATCAACTAAGTCAGATGGCCCTGCCACCATGTCACTTTGTGTGGGAGCTGACCCACGTTGACGGAACACTAAACTTACACTGGACCCAGCGGTCATGCGACCTGATGCTCGGTGTCCCCTTTAATATTGCAAGCTATGCTCTACTACTAGAGTTACTAGCTAAAGAAGCTGGCATGAAGCCAGGAAATCTCAGTGGTATGTTGTGTGACTGCCACATATATGAGAACCAAATTGAGGGAGCTAAGCTTCAACTGAAGCGAGAACCCCTTAAACTACCTACTTTAAAAATCTCTAACTTTACCAATATTTTTGAATGGACACACGAAGACGTAGAATTGATTGACTATAATAACCTCGGCAAGATTGACTTTGGTGGAGTAGCGGTATGAGGAATAATATGTCTAAAAAAAAGAAAACATCACCCCAAGAAATAATCAAGAGAGCGCATAAGTCTGCTTCTATGGCTATCGGAGATAACTTTGAAGCTATAACTGCTGATGAAGCACATACTAGAACAGATGATAAGAGATTCATTGCTTGGGAGAAATGGGTTGACCCCTATGGTGACAACTGGGAAGAGCATGAATGGCCTGGGGCTTTTAGTCCTGGTGGTGCTGAGATGGAATTTGACGAAGATAATATCGAAGAGGTAGGTATGCCTATCGACTTAGGTAGAAATATCCGAATCTTAAATACTCCGCTTGGTATTATCCCACTAACCGAAGAGAGTAAACCTAGTACTGTATTCAACTTCTGGTTAGCTGTAACCAACTTTCCAATTACCAGAAAGATGGTCTCTATTCTAGACGATGTAGAAGGAGTAGAAATACTAACTATCTATACCAGATACAGATTCCGCATTAGCATAGGTAAGTTGTTTAAGGACCGTGAAGTAATGGACAGGATTAATAGAAGAATGGCCGCATACCTTGAACACAAAGAGAGTAAAAAATGCCAACTAAACTTAACGGGCGAACTCTACAGGAAAAAAGCCAACTAATATCTGACATACACGACCACTCTATAAACTATGAGTCTCGTGAGATATACATGCACTCTGCCTTTCAAGAAGAGGAGGAGGGTGTTGACTTTAGGATGTGTACTAGGTTAGTAAAGAACCTAAACATTCTATTTCATATGTCTCCTACCGAACCCATCCTAATTCACCAAATTACGGTTGGTGGAGACTGGAACTATGGAATGGCAATGTATGATGCTATTAAGTCATGTTCATCCTCTATCACTGTCCTTGCTTATGGACATGCAGGCTCAATGAGTAGCCTTATCTTTCAAGCGGCTGACTATCGCGTCCTGATGCCTAACTGTGAGTTTATGATTCACGAAGGGCAGATGGGTGCCGATGGAACAACCAAAGGTTTCTTATCTGTAGCTGAACAGCTAAAGAAAGACAACAAGACCATGATTGACATCTATCTTGAGAAGACCAAGAAGGGTGAGAAATGGAAAGGTAAGACAGACAACTGGATTCGCAAACAACTACAAACAAAGATGGACCTCAAACAAGAATGGTACTTAAACTCAAGGAGCGCTGTGGAATATGGATTTGCAGATGCTGTTCTTGGAGATGAGAACTATGAGAACATCGAAGTATTATTAAGGCACGAGGAATAAATGTATGTAGAATTAGCCTGCTTAGACAAAACCTCTACAGCAGATGACACAAGAAAACATGTTTTTGCAGCGAGCGAACTAGCCCTAAACGGAGTAGTGGTTCTACCGCCCTATATCACCGAGGCAAGACAGTATGTTCCAGACATGGTATTAGCGGCGCCTATAGACTATCCTTATGGGACTATGGATACCAAAATACGGGAACATGCTGTGCTTTCAGCACTCAGAAAAGGAGCCAATACGGTTGATTTGGTTCTGAACCATACGATGGTGGTGAATAAGAGGCTTGAGGCCATGCTCGATGATATTGAGACATGTCAAAAGATATGCTATGAGAATAGAGCCGCCCTCAGAATCATGCTAGAATATAGAATATATGATAATTCTAAGCTATTTCTTGACACGCTGGATATGCTAGAGCTAATAGGGGTTGAATACGTTCTTCCTGCAACAGGGCTTAGGGTAGATAATTTTACCGATAGTCTTATGGCCTCTAGAGGTATGACTCAAAGAAATAACCTTAAAATCATAATGAATGGTGGGATTTTTACCAAAGAACAGTATGAAATAGCTAAAAAGGCTGGTATTTATGGAATTAGATTTACGTCCATTCCACTGGTTCAAAATATTTTCGGTGTATAATAGAATGAAGAAGAATAAGGATTTGATTATAGGAATTACACAGGATAGGTGTTAGTAGCAATATAAAGGTAAATTCAAATGGCTACAAAAAACATCACAGCTTTCAAGATTGTCAACCCAGCAGCAGGTAACGATTATTTCGATACATCAGCTACCGCTACTACGAGTTCGACACAACCTACCCTTAATGTTGGTAGGGCTACAAACTTAGGTACATCCGCAAGCACTACAAGTGCAGGCATGACTCGTATTGATATGGGTGACGGTGGACGTACTATCTTCGGTTCTCAAGTACTTGTCTCTGCTCGTCAGGGCGTTCAAGGAGCCGACGTATCTGGAACAACTTCTCTAACTTCCGCTGCTGATGCGAATGGTCTAGTTGACTATACTAAAACTTCTCACGGCCTGTCCGTTGGTGATGGTATCGTCGTCTTGGATACAAACGGCATCCTAAGTGGACCACAACGAGTCGTTAGTGTTCCTGATGCTAACAGCATCATCACAGACAAGCCATACTCCACGGGCGCTGGTACATTGACTTACGGTACTGTTCAAGGCGACTTCGCTACGATGACCGCAGGCCAATATATTACTCGCCGTATTAGTGGTATGACTCTTCGTGGTACTGCAAGCAACATTCTTAGGAGTGGTGGTTCTGACTATGCGATTCGTCGTTCTATTCATAAAGTAGAAACCGCATTCCGTCACGACGGTGTTGCTACTGCTATCCGTGCTGGTTATTGGGATGAGTACAGTGCTACGTTCACTACTGCCCCAACAGCTACTAATAGCAGCGTTGGAAATGTCGCTGGCTCTACCGTTACTGATGGTACTGCTGACCATGCAGCTCAACCTACTCGCGCTATCCCAGGTGAACTGGTTTATCGTCAGAGTGGAGCACAGACTGCTGGAACAGCATCCACAGACGGTGTCCAACTTGATGACTATGTCGCTAAGACTGGATAATCTAATTTAAGAGGTCTGTCCTAGTAGAGAAAACTAGGCAGACCTTCTTTTTTTATCTATCCATACCTAAGAGAGCGCAACTATGGACAAAAAGTATATAGAGTATATAGCAACTGTCATGATTACAATTGTTATAAGTATGACTGGTTTTTGGATGATGATGGGAAGGAACTACATTACCAGAGCAGAAGCCAATGTAATAGCTGAAGAAAAAATGCATATGATAGACAATAAGTTAGACTTATATCTTAAGCGAGAAGAGAAGTTTGAGAAATTAATTGGTCAGAATACTGATGCTATCAATGAGTTTAGGGTTTCCAACGCAGCGTTAAATCAAACCCTAATCTATTTGAAAGAGCAAATCGAAAAAGCTAGTCGAGAAGCAAACAAACACAAAGAGGTTAGATTCAATGGAGCGAGTTTTAATCCCTTATTCTCAAGGAAAAGTTCTTGTTAATGAGGCTGATGTTCTATTATTTAGAGGTTCTGGTTGGGCTAGTTATTTTTTAAGCCGAAGTGGTAAGAGTACGTACACCCATGTGGCTATGGCCTCATGGATTAATGGGCGTGCTAATACCCCTGATGGTATTCTTGAATGTGTAGAGTTTAGGGAGGGCAGCCCTATAGCAGGGCTGTTCAACTCTAATGCTGCTGGTAGTGGGCGTGCCGTTAATTTAAGCCGGGAAGTTAATAAGTATCCTGGTTGTATTGATGTGTATCGTCCTATACCTTATTGTACTAAGTGGGTTTTTGACGAAGAAAAAGAAGACCTTAAGTTAGAACGAACATTTCTTGTTCATAAAGACGTAACAGACACAATGAGGAAACTTACGGGTCTTCCTTATGGTTGGAGAAGAATCTGGTGGTTAGCCAAACAAAGCATGGCAGGCTTCAGGTTGTTTACAGATGTAGAAAGTCTACAAGATGATGAGAGCGGGGACATAATCTATCCAGTATGCAGTACTGCTGTCGCCTATTGCTTTAATAAAAACGGCTTTGACCTTATCAATAACAAGTCCGACGAGTGGACAGAGCCAGGGGACGTGGCTCGTTCAGCGAGACTTTCTTATCTTTTTACGCTCGAACCTTGACAAAATCGCTTTATCCTCTATAATAAAAGTGTTGAAACCAGATTCTCAAAAGGGAGTTAATCTATGAAGTTTCTTGTTTTCCTTACTGTCTTGTTGAGTTGCGCCATCTCCTATGGTTTGGATACAATTCATGTAGATAACCTTGTTGTTACGGAAAGCGTAGACCTTATAGAGACTAATCACTTCTATGATGATGAAGGCAGATTAGTATTCGACCAAGCAATCTTTTATCAGTGGGAGTCCTATCCTGATAATCGCTATCAAGTAATTGCATGGAGATTAATAAAGCATAACAATCAACTTCCAACCTATAACTATCAAACAAATAGGTATGAATGTATTTGGATGGACGGGCATACTCTGCGAAGAGTAAGAAGCAAGCAGGTTAGAGAGACGTGGACCCAGCATGACCCAGAGATTCTAGAGCGAGAGCATTTCCCCAAAGAACATAGAAGAAACCTAATCAAACCTAGAATAAAAGAACCTCTTCTTGAGAAAAACCCCTTTGGCTTCCTAAATAAAGCAGTAGATGGCATAGTTATATTTAAGGGAACATTGGTGGAGTTGAAAAAAACATGGTAGACCACAAATGGAAGAAGAGATTTATAGAACTAGCCAAGCATGTGTCTGAATGGTCACAAGACCCATCTACCCAAGTTGGTTCAGTAATAGTAAGACCTAATAAAAGCATCGCTTCCTTAGGGTTCAATGGGTTTCCACAAGGCGTAGAGGACACAAAAGAAAGATACTTAGATAGAGAGATGAAGTTAAAGTTGATGGTTCATGCAGAGCAAAACGCAATTCTTTTTGCTAATGAATCATTGATAGGGTACACAATATTTACCTACCCTCTTTTTCCCTGCTCTATATGTGCGGGTTTTATTATACAGAGTGGTATAACCAGGGTGATTTCTCCAAGTTCAACCTATGGGAAGTATAGGATGCCTAATACTAGGTGGGATGAGTCTAATAAGCTGGCTAAGTCTATGTTTGACGAGTGCGGCGTGTCCTATGAGGAATTAATTTAAAAAACAAAGTGACCACCACTTTACTTATGTAGTAAGGCGGTGTATAATAAGATTAGAGTTGGAGCATAAAGAGCAGAGATTCACTTCTCACGTTAAAGCGACACCACTCCAACCTTACTATGACCGATGAGTGCAACAGACTATTAAAGATGTTTTACTAACCGAGATTGCACAGCAGGTTATCTCAACAGTGTCGCTTCAAAATTTACAGACCTGTCACAGTAATGTGGCGGGTCTTTTTTACGTCTGGAAAGGAAATATTATGGAACTAAATAACCAGAACGAAGATGAGCTAAAGAAACTCAATGACAGACTCCCAATCGAACTGTCTTTCTATCCTAAGAACTCCCAAGGAGAAATTATGGGTGAGAGAAAAGTAGTAAAGGGTGATGGATTTAAGGTGTGGCGAACCTGGACAAATAATAATGGCCCAGGTCGCTCTAATAAGAAACGAAAGCCCAACTTCAAAAAGAAGCAAGGAAATCAACGCTATAAGGAAGTCTTGCCAAAAGGTAAAGAGGCAGACAATCTAGCAAAGGAAGTGGCTAAATATGCGGAGAAGAAGCAAGAGGCAAGAGATAATAATGACAACTCATAAGTATGAGAATGCTGTAGCCGAATCGGAAAAGTACTTTGGGAATAGTTTGTCGGCCAAGGCTTGTACAGACAAGTACTTATTGAGAAACAATGAAAATAAACTATTGGAGAAGACCCCTGTAGATATGCATACGCGTATCGCTAAAGAGGTCGCAAGGATTGAGAAGAAGAAATTTAAAAATCCCCTTACCGAACAACAAATCTTTGATTACCTAGATGGTTTTGGAAAGATTATTCCGCAAGGGAGTCCAATGCATGGTATTGGCAACAAAGAACAATTCGTCAGCCTAAGCAACTGTTTTGTCCTACATAAACCTTTAGATTCCTATGGTGGAATCATGTTGGTTGACGAACAAATAGTGCAGATTTCCAAACGCCGAGGTGGTGTTGGTATCTCGCTTGATAACCTACGACCCACAGGTTCCCCAACCCATAACTCTTCTCGTACAAGTACGGGGATGCGGTCATGGATGGAACGCTACTCTAGTTCAATTAGAGAAGTTGGTCAGGCAGGTAGAAGGGGCGCGTTAATACTTACCTTAAACGTACATCACCCCGACATACTAACCTTTATTACAGCAAAGAATGATGGCACTAGTGTTACTGGGGCTAATATCAGCGTTCAGTATACTGATGAGTTCTTAGAGGCTGTCTATAATGATGAAGAGTATGAGCAAAGATGGCCCATTGATTCTAAAGACCCAGAAGTTTCCGTTAAGGTTAAGGCTAGAGATATATGGGAAGCCGCTGTTCATAATGCGTGGGATAGGGCTGAGCCAGGATTACTGTTCTGGGACAATGTCCTAAAGGAGAGTCCCGCAGACTGTTACGAAGACTTCAAGACTATCTGTACTAACCCCTGTGCTGAGATTCCCCTCTCTGTATTAGACTCATGCCGCCTATTGGTTATGAACCTATTCCAGTATGTTGAGAATCACTTCACAGACAAAGCTAAGTTTGACTTCAAACGATTCCGTGAAGATACTATGGTAGCACAGCGAATTATGGACGATATTATTGACCTCGAATTAGAGGCTGTTAATCGTATCATTCGTAAGATTAAGGCTGACCCTGAACCTATGTATGCTAAGAAGGCAGAGCTTGATACGTGGAATGAGATTAAGAAAGCCTGTGTAAATGGGCGACGTACCGGAACTGGTATCACGGCACTTGGTGATACGCTAGCTGCTATGGGTATCAAGTATGGTACTGAGGAATCTATCAGTATGACTGAGATGATTTATCGTGAACTTAAACTTGCGGTCTATCGTAGCTCAGTTGATATGGCTAAAGAGATTGGACCTTTCAAGTCTTGGGACCACAATAAAGAGAAGAAGAATCCTTTCTTATTGCGCATCAAGAAGGAAGACCCTGAGCTATGGAAGGATATGAAGAAGTACGGCAGGCGTAACATAGCATGTCTTACTACTGCACCAACTGGTACTACCAGCATGATGGCTATGCTACGTGTCTTGGTTGGAGAGGAATGTTTTAAGGAACACGGTACTACAACAGGTATTGAACCCTTGTTCCAACTCTCATTCATCCGTCGTAAGAAGGGTAACCCTGGCGACGACGGTTTCCGTAGTGATTTTGTGGACGAGTCCGGTGACCACTGGATGGAGTTTGAGGTCTTCCACCCTGGCGTGGAACTATGGAAGAAGGTAACTGGTGAGACTGATGTGACCAAGTCCCCATACTATGGAGCTTGTTCACCGGATATTGATTGGACTAACAGAGTAAGATTGCAGGCTGCTGCCCAGCGACACGTAGACCACTCTATCTCTAGCACTGTAAACCTCCCTGAGGATGTGTCGGAAGAGACAGTGGGTGAAATCTACTTGGAAGCATGGAAGTCTGGCTGTAAGGGCATGACGGTATACCGTCAAGGTTGTCGAACTGGAGTCCTGTTGGAAAAGAAGGTGGGTATCCCTAAAACGAATGCTCCTCCTCGACCAAAAGAGTTAGACTGTGATGTCTATCATATCTCTGTCAAGGGTCAACCATACTTTGTTATAGTTGGTCTATATGAGGGAGACCCCTACGAAGTTTTCGCAGGAAAGAATGGCGTTATTGGTAAGAAGATTAAGACAGGCAAAGTTGTTAAGAAGGGGCGTAAGCAATACAAAGCTATCTTTGATGATGATAGTGAGCTATCTCCTCTAAGTGCTTTCTCTTCTGATGAAGAAGAAGTGGTGACAAGAATGTGTTCTACTGCCTTACGTCATGGTACTGATATTAGTTTCCTGGTCCATCAACTAGAGAAGTCTAATGGTAGCTTGGACTCATTCTCCAAGAGTATTGCGAGAGCCCTAAAGAAATATATCGGTGATGGGACCGAGGTAAAAGGCGAAGAGTGTGAACAGTGTTCTGGAAAGCTAATCAGACAAGAAGGCTGTATGACTTGCCCCGGCTGTGGCTGGGCAAAATGTACGTAAATTTTCTTGTTTCGACCTTGACAGGGCCGAATCATCCTCTATAATACTTTCTGAGGCTAGAACAACATGACGAGACGAAGACAAAAGCAACGTAGACCTAAGGATAAACAGGACAATTTGATTAAGCAAACACCTAAGCCTACATTCCGTAAGCAAAAGGTTGAAGCTAGAACTAAGAACCAGCGAACCTTTATTAAGTCCATCAAAGCTAATAAGCTAACGGTGTGCTTGGGGCCTGCTGGTACAGGTAAGACCTATTTACCTACTGCTCTTGCTATGATAGCTTTAAGGAGTGGTGATGTTAAGCGCATCATTATTACTAGGCCCGTAGTAGAAGCTGGAGAGAGATTAGGGTTCTTACCTGGGGATATGCAAGCTAAGCTAGACCCCTACTTTAGGTCTATTTACGATGAGATGCTACAATTTGTGGACCAAGCGACACTAGATGCTTGGTTCCTTGATAAGACTATTGAGATTTGTCCCTTCGCATTTATGAGGGGACGCAACCTACATGGCTCATTCATTATTGCTGATGAGGCACAGAACGCAACGAGGAAGCAGCTAATCATGCTTGTTACTCGGTTCGGAAAGTCCTCTAAGATGATAATTAGTGGTGACCATACGCAGGTTGATTTACGACCAGAGAGTCAGAGTGGCCTTGCATGGCTGGCTGACGAAATTGTGCCCCGTATGTGTGATGACTACGGTAGTGATGCTGATATAGTCACTATGGACAATGCAGACATCGTGCGTGAAGGGCTTGTTGAGGACTTCATTAACGCAGTTGAGGAATACGATGAAGACAGAGCATCAGAGGACACTAGTTTTAAATAGTAATGGTAGCCCTATGGGTATAATCTCTTGGAAGAGAGCTGTCACCATGTCAGTTCTTAACCAACAGAAACAAGACGAAGGGCTGGTTGTTCTAACATACTTTCAAAATGACTATATCCTGGGAGCTTCTGGAAAGAAGTATGAAATCCCCGCTGTTGTCATGTGTCCAAGGTATGTCAAACGTAAGGACAAAGGTGTACCATTCTCTCGTAAGAATGTATACCTGCGTGACCAAATGACTTGTCAGTACTGTGGTAAAACAGACGGTACTGCTCGTAATCTAACTTACGACCATGTCATACCGAGGTCTACTTGGAACAAGAAGGGGTACAATGGCACTCCTACTAATTGGACAAATATTGTGGCTTGTTGTGAACCATGCAACAAATTAAAGGCTGACCGTACTCCTAAGCAGGCAGGTATGAAGTTGCTTAAGCAACCGAAACAACCTAACTCTCAGCAGTACATACTAGGACTAAGTCCTTGGTGTAGGATTCCCGAAGAGTGGGAGCCCTTTATTACACCATTGTATAAGCACCTGGAGCCTGGAAACAAGCCGTAGGGACATGGGGAGTGGCTACAAATGTGGTCACTTCCCTATTTTTTAGGAATAAAATGAGATATAAACTATCCGCTACAGACAAAAGACTGATTGAAAAGACAACATCAGACTTTAGTGTGAAAATCTACGGAAATAAGGCCCTAGCTCTCCGTTCTAGAGCCTCTAAGGGGAAATCCCCACTGAGCCTCCATAATAATCTATACGCCCATAAAGGCCCTTCTCAGGGGCCTGCTGTGACAACAGCTTGCTCAGGGGCTATTCCTTTTACTACAGGAATGAAGTGGAATGACCGAGACTTCAACGGCTTCGCCACGGGCAATTCATATCCAGAATATCCAGAACCCCTTCCTCTCATAGCAACAGAAGAACCCATTGTTGGAGGAACGAAATCTGTTGACGGAGCAAGGTCAAGCATAGACATATCATATTTCTATGATGGTCCTTCTACAGAAAGAGGGAAAGTCCTAGTAAAAAAGAAGACTGACGCTACTATGCAAGCAGCAAATGAGGTCTGTTGCCTGCCAGAAAGAGACGTTAAGCAATCTTATCCTCTGAAGGATGAAATTCCCATAGGGATTCTTCTTACTGATGTTGTCAGCTTAGACCTTACCAAGCAACATACTATGGGCGACCAAGTACAAACAGGTAGTAAGGTATCTCTCTTAACAAGAGGCCCCGTAGTTCTTAGGGCAGTAGGAAATCCCCAGTGGTGTGAGACTGCTTACTATAATAAGAATGGCAATGTGACTAATCAGAAGGTGTCTAGGCCAATTGGCTTTTTCGCATCTGAGATAGACGACGATGGCTATATCAAAGTAGAAGTTAAAATTCCCGTAATCTCTACAAATAAGTATCCAGGTCGTGACTACGACCCCCGAAATCGTACAGTAGATGGTATGTCTGAGAAGGAATATCTTGAGACTAACCTAGCAATACTAGACAACAGACGAATCATTTTAGACTCAATTTAAAAGAAAAGGTGTATAATACAGATGCCGATTTATACTTTCCTATGTGATGAAGAAGCCAACGGTTGTAACGAGCGTTTCGAGAAGAGCCTGTCGATGAAAGAGTTCGACGAGAAGGTTCCTACGAAGAAGATAACTTGCCCTAACTGTAAAAAACGCAAACCAGTTATAACCCAAATAGACATACCCCTCCATGTAACTATGGCAGGACGTACTGTTGGTGCGGTCGCTGACCGTAACTCAACCCGTCTAAGTAAAGATGAGCAACATCACTTACATAAAAAACACACAACTTATGACAACCCAGACCTTAAACTGCCTGATGGTATGACCCAAGGCAAGGATATGGTATAGGTTGTTACAACCTTTCCTTTCCTAGAAGAGACTTACCTATGACGCAAGAAAACCCTATTGTCCTAGAGGGAGATATACATCAACCTCGCCCAAAACTCTATTGTCCAATACACAAGAGAGAAGAACTATGCCCTGTCCCAAGAGGCAAGGCTGTATGCCCTGTCCCAAGAGGCAAGGCTGTTTCGGGAAGAAATTCTACAAGTATGCGTAGTGGTGGTGGTATTAAAACCAGAGACCCTAAAGTATACGATGCCCCAGATGGTTATGTTTGCATGACCACTTCTAGTATTCCTTACAAGGGCACCCCTATCTATATTAAAGAATCAACAGCATATCCTAAATCAAAGGAACAAGAATGTCTGAAGAAAAAGAAATCATTCCTCATCAAACTATTATGCAGTTTCAAGGAGAGGTTTTTGCAAGGCGTCCAGATGGTAAGGTCAATCCCCTTGCGCTGTGTAGGCTTGATAAAATCTTTACTCTCTTTGGCGACTCGCTTGAAGAATGTAAGGCCAAAATGGAAGCGTTCGCGGAGGCAATTAACCGAATCCCAGAAGAAACAATCCAAGAAATAATGAAGGAACAAAATGACAAATAGACAACGTCCAGGTAAGGCAACGAACGATGATTTGTTTGCTCCTAATGGAAACAAAGCCGCAGGCTTAACTGCCTACGAGAAGAAGATGGCAGCAGAAGATACTGAGGCCATATATACAATCTCTGGTAAGCAACATGACTATGATGATAATGGTCTTCCTGTCCTATATGACGTACAATATGACGACGGGCAAATTGAATATGCTCACGACTCACTTGATGCTCATGTCAAGGTCACTACTACCAAAGGTAGAGAAGAGTACTATGCTAAGATTGGTGCTGGTGGTCAGCTCCGTAATCCTATCGGATTATATGAGGGTGCTGGTCGGAGAACAGACGAAGTAAGAATGGGCAGGGCTCAGTTCGTATGGAAGAGAGTGAGTGCAAAGTGTATTAACTTCTACCTTGAATTTCTAAAAACTAAAAACTTAAGGCATCTTAAAAATGCACAGCGAGAGGTGATTTAATGGCTAAGAAGAAAGCTAAAGTAAAAGGGACTCTATCCCAAACAGAGAAGTATGCTATCCAGGGTATGATTCAGGACGGTAAAGAGGTCTCAGAGATTGAGGACACCCTTGGTCGAACAGGAACTGCCGTTAAGAACTACATCACTAGTGAGCTTCCCAATCTAATTGATAACATCATCGAGGCTCGCCTCCAACGTGTTGATGCAGGAGCAAAGGCTGAGGATGTCTTTCCTGAGGAGTTTGAACGAGAGTTCACTGACGAAGACTACTACGATGTAGAAGACGAGGGGATTGCTCGTTCTGATAGTGGGAATAAGATAGTCTCTAGTAAAGACCTCATTAAGAAGAAGCTCGAACAAGAAAACGCCCCTATCCATGTGGATGAAGAAATTGAGAAGGAAACTATCCATAAACTGAGAGGTGTAGGGCTTGACCAAGAGGCGGCTGAAGACTTACTCAGGCGAGCAAAGCGCAAGTTAGTAAGAACTCCTGACAATGCAGGACAGCTTCTTTCTTTCTGCCTGAAACAGCTTAATGCTGGCGACCATACAGGTTCAAAGACAATAGGCGGTAAGCCTGGAGTTGCAGTATGGAACGGTACGGCTTCTGCTATTGCAGACAATGGTCGTTCTAATAGGGCTCTAGACCAGAGTCAGATTAACCGTAGCACTAGAGGTCGAGGCAATAGTATCTATAACCCTAAGACTGGAGAAACTAGCTAATGGCAACTGTCTATGAGAAGACAGACAACAGATGTTACCCCTCTAAGTATTCTCCCGGTAAGTATGTAACAGGCGCACAGTATGTTATTGAACTTATCTGCGAACGCAAGGCGGCACTCAATGGTGAGGTGCTGTCTTTGCGTTTCTGGAGGAACGAGGAGTGGGCCAAGGAATTTAGTTCACAAACTAGGACAGTAAATTCGTTATTGAAAAAGTATTCAGTTAAAGCACTGGTTCATGTGCTTCACGACAACCCCAGAATCTACTCACTGAGGGCGGCTTGGATTAGACCAAAGATTGACGATGCCCAGAGATTGGTTGACAAAGCAGAGAAAAGAAAAGCCGAAGCAGTTAGTCAACAAAAGCCTGTCAAGAGGGTTACAGTAGATGTAAACAGTAAGCCGCGACAGCGGGTTGTGAGAAAGAATGCTCTTTCTAAACTATACGAATTGGACGAGGTATAAGATGGCTAAGAAGAAAAAAGCTAAGAAGAAAATTGAGAAGACCGAGGAAATTCTAATCCCTAACCTGGATGATATTTTGAAGGGTATGGAGAAGGAATTTGGGGAGGGAATATTTGTCGCTGGTAATGACATTATCTCTCGCAATAGGCAAGTTATCTCCTTCAGTCCTAAGATGGACTTAATGCTTGGTGGAGGTATCCCAGAAGGGAACATTTTAATTTGCACAGGACCACCCAAGGTTGGTAAAACAACAGGGTGTCTACACTTCGCTGGTATGGCTCAGCGTCCAGAATACGACCACCCTAAGCATGGTCCAAGGCACGTATTCTTCCATAATGTTGAGATGAGGCTTAAGGACAGAGACCTTGAGGGTATCCAACATCTAATCACAGATGGCACGAGATTCACATCTATTGAATCCAAACCAGGAAACATCCTAACTGCTGAAAAACACGCTAGAATCTTTGAGAGATTGGTTCATCAGGTTCCAGGTGCTATCTTTGTGTTTGATTCCTTTTCTGCTCTGTGTACTGAGACTAGGCTTAATAGTGAGCTTGGAAATAAATTCAGAGATAATCAAGGAAGTATCCTATCAGATATGTTGATTAGAACTCAGCCTGTTATCTTGATGAATGATGCTATTGTTCTTGGTGTGACACATATTGTGGCTAACACCAGTGGGTTTGGCAGTAACAAGAGTGAGACTGCGGGGGTTAAGATTCAGTATCACTCTGACATTAAGCTGCGAGCTACACATCGTACTGCTTGGAAGGTGGGCGGGACTAAGGAGAAAGATGGGACTCAAGTAGGTCAGCATGTTCACTGGAATTGTGACTGGTCTGCCATTGGTCCTCCTGGCACTAAGTGTGAGAGTTTACTTCGTTACGGATATGGTATTGATAAGGAGTCAGAGATGATTGAGGTCTGTAGCGACCTTGGCCTTATTAATAAGGCTGGTTCTTGGCTTACATTTCCAGACGGAACGAAGGTTCAGGGTTTAGAGAATGCTAGGGAGGTACTAGCAGCAGACCCTGAGTTGTATAGCGACCTTAATAAACAGTTTAGAGAAATGATGGGGTTCGTAGATGAAAGTGACAGACCTGTTGGGAAAGACAACAAATTGGAGGCTTAAGGGACATATGGCTGGAGAAGGACACCGTGTTACTTCAGCCCCCCATAAGGCTGCAAGGGCAGTTATTAGAGGTATGTTTCCCACTATCTCATTCAAAGAAGAGGTTCCCATATCAACAGGAAGGGGAACTCTCTACTTAGATTTCTACCTGCCTATTTATAAGCTGGCTATTGAGGTACACGGCCAACAACACTACCAATATACACCTCATTTTCACCATACTAGAGCTGGCTTTCTTGCTTCTAAGCAGAGAGATAGAGATAAAGTACTATGGTGTGAAATAAACGGCCTGACAATAGTTGAACTACCATATAATGAGGAAGAAGATGACTGGAAACAAAGAATTTACAACGCTTACTACGGACAAGATGAATAAGGCCATCAAGATACTTGATGATTATGAGAACCAGATAGGATTACCTGCTCACGATGCTCCTGGTAGTGAGGAAGAGCTTAATGATTACTTTACATGGGATAGAAGTATGATTGAGCAATTGCCAGCAGAAACACTGGCTGCTTGTTCCTACAGACTAGCCCAATACTCTGTATATATTCAACGCGAGGCCAATAGGGAAACAGCTAGGATGAAATGGGCTAAGCATGAGCTTGATGATGCTGTTGTAGGGCAACTAGATGATTACGATAAGTTTATGAAGTTTGAAATGAAGGTCGTGGCTATCTGTCGAGACAATTCATATGCCAATGCCCTTAGGAAAATTATGATTAAGGCAGAACAGCGTGTGGATAGATTAACCTATCTGTCTACTGGCATAAAAAATCTATCAGACAATATGAAGTCTGCTACAATAACAAAGGGTAGAAGAAATGAGTGATGAATTTAATATTGGGGACGCAATGGACTCCCTGGACGATGGTGATATGGCTAGAGTCGAAAGACTTATCGAAAAATTAGCCAAGCAAAAACAGAAAAATTCTCAGGGTCGCCCACCAAAAAACGGTGGAAATCAGAGAAAAAAGAGAAGGTCAAACCTTGACAATTCTCAATCTGAGCCTAGTATACAAGGGAAGACGCGAGGAAAACGACCTCCGAGACAACCAAATCCTAACGCTAACAATGGAGTTCAGCGTAGGGGTCAAGGTCAACAAAAAAGGAAGACCTTTACTAAGCGTGAGGCTATTGATACGTCAGGTCAGAGACACAATAAGTTTGAAGACTTTGGTTATGACGACCAGTTCAAGCAAGACTCTGAGCTAGACCAAAAATTAAGCGGCAACAACAGACCAACACCCAGGATGGGAAGTAATAACAATCCATATGTTGAGGTGATATGTAATGGTTGTGGTTGGGAATTTGACGTGACCCCTGGTGAAGTTTATAACGACCCAGACAAAGGTCCAGTATATACATGTAATGATTGCGCATCGCAACAAGCAAGAGGTGGAAGAAGAGGTTAATGAATGGCGATACTATCAAACGCCCCAGCAGAAAGAGCTATCCTTTCTGGAGTATGTAAGTTTGGTGATGATGCCTGGTTGGACGTAGCAGATATGATTCAGCCTAGCACCTTCACTATTGATAGCAACAAGATGATTTGGCGATGCATGGAACAAATATTTAAGGACCAGTCACATGACTATATTGACGTTCCTATGATTTTGTCTGCGGCTCAAGACCTAAGTATTGGAGCCCACTTTGACAGGTCAGAAGAGGCTAAGCACCTATCTGGCATTATGAACATGCCAGTTCAGCTTGACTCAGTGAGAAGGTTTGCTGCTAAGTGTAGAAAATTAGAAGTGGCTAGAGTAGTCAGAGGACAGCTAGACCTCGCCAAGGAAGAACTATTAGATGTAACAGGTGACGAGAGCGTACTTTCCATCATTGGTAAGGCTGAGATTGATTTCTCATCTATGATGAAGGATAGTGAGAATGGCCCCAGGAGAATTGGTGCCAGTATCATGGACCACCTCAAGCACCTAGCTGATAACCCCGTTGAACAGATTGGTATTGCTACTGGTTTTCCAGCCTTTGATAATGCTATTGGTGGTGGACTTAGAC